CACACCCTCACGCCCCTTTCAGTACGGCGGCCAGAGAAGACCGCGCCCCCGCCCTGATCATCTCAGACAGTTCCGCGCGCGCCTTCCTCTCGGCCATCTTCGAGGCCACCGAATCGGCGAACACGTCAAGCTGCTCATCGGTCAACTGAAACTCCCGCAACGTCGGCACGGGTGACGTCGCGGGAGTTTCAGGGTCTGGGGAGAGGGAAGCGACAAGCGCGACCTGACGTCCCGCACGGCTGAACGTCTCAACCGGGAAGCCCGGTTCACTGTGCGCGCGCGGCCCCGGGCTCAACGCCAGCACCTCAACGAGCGAGAGCCCCGCGGACGTCTCCCGCCAGTCGCCTGACACCTTGCGCCGCGCGAGCGTCTGCAGCTCCTCGTCCGTCAGCCCGGGCTGCATCACGCCGGACACGGCGATGCCGTGCTCATCCTCGTAAGCGCGCACGTAGGCAGCGACCGTCTTGGAGTCGTACTCGCTGATCGCCGCGCCGGCGGCCAGCGGAAGACCCGCGTGCCGTCCGCCGACCGTGATACGCCCCGCCCAGACCACACCGTCCGCCGTCTCGACCGGGAACCGGTTGAACGAGGCGTAGCCGTCGGTGGACTTCGGCGCGGTCACGCACACGTCCGAGTAGCCGACGTGACAAGTCCTCCACGTTGCGATGTGCCCGAACACGCGGCCGGTCTCGATGTCGTACGTGATGGGGGTGGGGCCGGTCAGCTTGTGGCCGTCGAACGCGGCGGCGGTGACGCGTTCGACGGCGGCCACGGACGCTACCAGGGCGGAAGCCTCACTGGCCGCCTCGCTGCGGGTGAACGGGCATTCCGGCCAGTCCTCATGCGCGCTGCGAATCTTGCCGTAGAGCGAGCACACCTTGCTACGGATGCGCGCCTTCTCCGCGTCCGGGATGCCGGTGGTGGCATCGACGCCACGGCCCCCGGTGACAGCGGCCACGCCGCGCGGGATGATCGTCAGCGTGCCGTCGATGACATCGGCGAAGCCGAGCTTGTACGCGGCTTGAGTCGATGCGTCCGCGTCCGGATCCCGGTAGAGGAACGCTTTGGCGATGCCTGCCGTGTCGACCGTGTCCCCGTCAGTGAAGTGCGCGAACACGCGCCGGGTAGCGCCCGGCCCGTCCCATGCGTGCCCGGTGTCGGCAACGGGCAGGGAGGTCGAGCCGGTAACGCTGGCCGTGAGTGCGTCTTCGGTCATCAGCTCCAGTGGCCGGGACGTCTCAGCGAACGCGGGGATCGAGACGAGGGTGGCCGCGCGCACTCGGCCAGAGGTGACCAGTAGCTCCAGCTTCGGCTCCTGGCCGGTTGCCTCGAAGTGCGCGGCGTACAGTGCTTCGGTGATGGGCGTGTCCGATCCCGCCAGCACGGGCACGCCCTCGAAGCTGTCCAGATCGACCGAGGGCCCGAGCGTGCCGGCTTCGATCAGATGCATCGCCTCGGCAACGTCTTCGGCCAAACGGGGCATGGTCTCGCGGTCGACGTTGTCGAACAGTTCGCCAGTCGCCCAGACGCCCGACGCGCCAGGATACATCCCGGACACCTGCTCAGCGCCAATCCAGCCGTTGGCGACCGCCTCAGCGACCGTGCCGACGTTCGCGCTCTGCACAGCCCCAACGACTACAGCGCCATCGTGGCCGCCTTCGCTCGCACGGACCCACGTGAACGGGAACGGTGTCTCGGCCAGGGAGATGCCCCCCTCGGCGAGCCGTCGGCCGTCTCCGGTGCTCGCACCGATGGGCGCGAGTAGCGTGCGGAACTTCGTGCCCACGGTGGCCTCCCTGTTCGTGATCCGGTGACAGCTTAACTGACCTGCCCCCTTGCGGGGATAAGGGCATGGTGGTATAGTTGCTCTCATGAGCACCCCCACTAAGCACATCGCGTACCGGCACTACTGCCCCTCCGGTCTGACCGGATGCGACCGTGGCAGCGGCAAGCCTCGCTCCGAGAAGTGCCGCTTGTGCAAGGCGCGGCTTGCCATCGAGACCGGAGCGCACGGCGTGTTCGTCTGGCGCGGCGATGGTCGCTACCTGCAAGCTGAACCCGTTCGGGTGTACACGTCCCCCACGGCGGCCGATCGGTTCTGCAACGCCAACCTGGAAAAGAACTATGTTGTCCGTTGGATCTACGCCTAGTCACATGAAGAAACCCCTGCCGGATCCGGCAGGGGTTTCTTCATGTCCTCACCTGGCGGTTGCTTAGGTCGACCCCTTGTGCGGATAAGGGCATCGTGGTATAGTTCTTCTCAGGGCAAGGGAAGCACTGAAAACTACACAAGGAGTCATCATGGTCATCGCAACCGTCAACTTCGTTTACAGCGATGAGGCCACCCCCCAGGACATCCACACCCGCCGGGTCAAGGCCGCAGACATCGAGGACGCGAAGGCCACCGTTCAGGCGAACGCCTTCCTGGCCGGCGACCGGATCGAGATCCTCGGAGTCATGACCGACAGTTGGACCTGAGGTGAAGCACCCCTCCCGGACCGGGAGGGGCGCTTTCCGTTGCCCGAGAGGAAGCGATGACATGCCTGCCGACACACCAACCGCCGGATACCCGGTGCACGCCGTTGACACCTACGCCCGAGGCTCGAATGGGTGGGGGGGTGAAGTGGGTCGACTGGACCGCGCAGTGTGGCGCGACCGGAACCGAAATGAGCGGAGAGTTCTCCCGTGCCGGCAGCGCACGGCGCCTGGAACTGTGCCCCGAGTGCTTCCCTGGCCGCGATCACAACGCGTGCGCATTGACAGCGCCTCGGGACATCACGCCTGAAAGCTAGGTCAACGCCTCATTTGACGGTTGCTGAGATCAACACTCTCGCCCGGCTCCACGAGAATCAGAGTGCATCTACAGTTGTGTAGTGTGATACCATTGCCGGTGTACCAATGGCCAGAAGTCGAGAGGTTGTAGACCTGATGCCTGCCCGTAAAACGATTGATCTCAACGATCTCCGTAGGCGCCATGCCGGCGGCGAGAGCGTATTGAAGATGAGCCGGGAAGTCGGAGTCAGCCGTCCGACCATCGTTCGACGGCTGACGGAAATGGGTCTGGACATCCGAGGTGCGAGCGAAGCCAATACGCTCCGCCTCGCTCGGATGTCCCCCGAGGAGCGAAGGGCGCTCGCCCTGCCCGCGAACAACGGACGCCGGAAGCCTGCCCCCGATCGGGTCATCTATTGGCAACCCAAGAACTTCAGCAGTGCCCGGACCAGAGAGGAAACCCTCTCCGCCGCGCAACCCGATGAGTTCGGAGTCTTGCCCCTGGCGAAGTCCCTCGGAATCGAGATCGCTCAACAAGTCGCCGTTGGCCCCTACAATCTCGACTTCCGAATCGGATCCGTCGCCATGGAAATCCATTCCGCGCCCTATAACCCGCTGAGGCTGCCCCGCCTCGCTCAGCGCACGGTGAATCTCCTCAGCGCTGGATGGAACGTCGTCTACGTCTGGCGATGGGGTGCCGCTGGTTGCCATGACGCATTGCTTTGGGCGCAAGAGACCAGCAGGAACGTATCCGTCGGGGGTCAGTACAGGATGGTTCGGGGTAATGGTGAGATCGTGCCCTTCGGCCGTGATGATCTGAATGAACGTGCCGACATGGCGACGGCTCATCGATCCCGTCACTTCCTGCCCCGGCCATCGGATCTCGGTTGATCCGATCACACAGTTGATCACTTCCTCCGGCGGACCGCTCGGGTCGCCAGGGAACATCAGCGCAGCTCCGCCCACGATGAACGGCTGACCGAGCGGCACCCGCTGGCCGTCGGCCAGAACATGCGTAGGCCTCGTGCGGCTGTCCTCGGTCGCGACCCATACGCGCTCCAGTGGCCCATCCACATCCTCCGCGAACGCCTCGAAAGCGTCCGACCTACCGGCGTTCAGCGCCCCGATCGCTTCGGTTCTGGCCACCGTGACCGCCCTGTTCTCCCATCGCGGCGTGGCCGTAGCCGAGAGCGTCTCCTCGACCCTGAGGGCTAGCGCCCGGATCCCCTCACCGAGGTTGATGCCCTGACTCATCTCGCCGGCGATGACGTCGAACACGTGTTCAGGTGTACGCATCATGCGGTTACGCACCTCGGCCAGGTGACGGGCCACGAACACCCGCTGTTCCCACGGGAATTCCGTGCCCAGCAACGCCTCATAGCCGCGCTGCATGGCGGGCAGGATCGCGCCCGCAATGACCTGCTCGACCGCCTCGCGCCACATAGGCACGAGCGCCCAGACTGCATCCGGGTTCGGCCTCGTGTCACCGCGCAGCACACGCCGGCCCACCTCAACGAGCCACTTCGAGAGCGCGGCCCAGAACGCGTTACGGATGTCGCGCTCAACCGCATCGACCTCAAGGCGGGCATCAAGCCGGGCAGGCAGCCACGGATCCTCGCCCTGGCCGTTCCAGACCGGCTCAGTCATGGCGTCTTCCTGTCAACGCGGGATCCGTAGAAGTGTCCTGGCCGGAGGCCTACATCGTGCGGGTGGTGGCTCTCGTCCCGACCGCAAGGCATCGGTCCCGCACGCAGATTCCCCGCACATCGAAGCGCGTAGACCTTGACCGGCTCAGTCACAGTTCACCTGCTCCATGAGTTCCCGGTAGTTGTCGATGCTGCGGACCATCGAGCCGCACTCGCACCCATCCTCGTAACACGGGAAGGCGCACGCGGACGCGGTCACGCTGATGCCCTCGTTGCCTTTCGGCAGGAACACGTGCACGTCAGAGGAGTGCCCGCATCCTGGCCGGACGCAGTAGGCGCGCCTCGGCCACCCGATCTCGGTCATGCGTTCATCAACCCCCTACCCCGGTGCGCCAGATTCAGCGCGGCGAACAGCAGGTCATCGTGATGCCGGATGCCCCGGGTCAGCAGTTCGCTGACGTAGCCGGACAGCAGGCGCTGCAGGTCTCCCGCATCCACCCCGAGATCGGCCGCAGTCACGGCCACGTGCCCCCATGCCCCAGCGGTGACGTCAGCGGCCTTGGCCGGCGTGATCGGCCCGACATGGAAGTGAAGTTCGTGACGGGGCACGTCAGCCCAGCGACCACGCCGTTCGGCAGGAGTCGCGAGCCTTCCCCCGGCCAGTTCAAGGGCCCGGTACACGATCAGCTTGCAGGCTGCGTTGAACACAACCTCGGGCCCCGGTCGCAGTGCGGCGATGCGGGCATCAAGCGCCGCGGTGAGCGCGCGCGGCCCCTCGTTGCCCCGGTCGTCTTGCGGAGGACCGTCGGAATCGGCCCCAGGATCCTCGTCAGGCGCCGAAATGGCCTCAGGGGTAGGCGGGGACACCCTCTCGACTTCCGGAAGCCCTAAAACCCTCTGAATGCCCGGGTCGGTGATCAGGTTCGGGTCTACCGTGATCAGCTTCAGCAGGATCTGCTGAGCGCGCTCCGCAACGCTCGGCATCTGCTCCGGGTCGAACGCGGCGGCCTGAACCATCGCCTCGTCCGAGAGCAGGAACCGGTCATGCAACACGGTCGCGTCTTCGATGCGGTTCGGGCGTGCGGCCAGAGCGGACGTGTCGAACGCGAACGCGAAGCGGGAGATCTCTTCTTCGCTCTTGCCCATCTTCGCCAGCGCCAAGCGAAGAAAGCCCCTGGTCAACGCATCGGCGATGAGCGACAGGTACCTGCCGATCCAGCGCGTGCCCTCTTCGGTAACCAGCCACCCCGACCAGTGGTTCAGGCTCCCGATGCCCGTCAGCACCTCACCGGGGATCTCTGCCGTGTTGGCGAACCGCTCGATCGCCGCCGACTTCATCGGGCCGATCTCCGCGCTCAACTCCGACCAGAACGTGATCGGCTTCAGATCCTTGACCTGCTCGAACATGTGATCTGGCACCGTGAACATGATCGGCACCATCGCTGCCGCCGTGCTCTGATCCTGCATCGACATCGCCGCCGCACGTTGCGCGTACGCCATGAAGCCGTTCAGGTCGGCGGGCTCATCGGCGCCATGCGGGAAGTCGATGCCCTCCGGTAGCGGCAACATGCCCGCACCGGTGAGCCGCGAGTCCAGCTCAGCGAACTCCCGCTTCGTCAGAAGCTCGATCTCGCGCAGCGGCACAATCGCCGCCCGCGTGAAGCTGTCCGCCTGATCGGGATCGTTCGGGTGCTCACCCCAACCGCGGATCAGCACGTCAGTCCCATCCCTCAGGGACAACCAACCGCCATCACGTGACCGCGGCCGACGCACCTTGACCTGGCCGTTCTCCCGCTTCAGGCCGGCGCCGGTGACCACGAACCAGTTAGCGCTCTTGCCGAGCGGATCACGCGCCGCACCTTCGCCGACCATCCACGCCTCGCCGCCAACGGCCAAGTCGACCCCAGCGAGACGAAGGTTCGCGTCCCGGGTCGCCCCGGTGCCGAGTGGTAAGGCGGCCAGATTGGCGATAATGGCGTCTTTCGTTTCTCCGACCTCTTCGCCATTCTCGTCGACTTCGGTCACATAAAGGCGCGCCTTCGCAATTGAGTCGCCAATTCTTCCGGCAAGTTTGTGCAGCTCAGGCACGATGTCATAAAGGCGCCAAGCCTCAGTTTGCCAATCGCTGTTCCCGAATCTCCACGTTTTCCAACTGGACCCATTTCCAAGGGAAACTGTTACTGCAGCAGCGGTTAGGGCGCGCGGCTTTTGTGCCGGCTCCGGCGCTTTTGGCGGAATAGGCGCCTCCGCCTTGCGTAGCCTCACCCGCTTACCTCCCGATGCCGTAAATCATGCCCGTTACTTGCGAAAACACTAGCCCAAGCGCCGGTATCAGCATGACGGGTGACATCCCCCAGTACCAGACAAGCGGCGCTGCGATCATTCCAAGCCACACACTGACGCACCAGGGGCACCCCAGAAGCTCGGCCAGGAAAGACCCACCCCGCCCACCCCAGCGATCAAGCCGAACCATGATCGCATCCCGTAGCCCCTCGGTGATCGAGTCACTGACGACCAACCCAGTCAGCCGCGCCACGGCCAACGCGTACACGGCCAGAAGAACACCCCCACTCATCACGGTCTCACCCTAGCG